ACATCTTTCTGCATCTCAATCATTTTAGCCCCAGTCGTGCTTTCCCGCTCTCGTAGTAGTTCTTCTCCCGTTCGCATACGATGTATCTCCTATCTAGCTCTTTGGCTGCGGCTGCGGTAACGAAGGAACCTCCGAAGGGGTCCAGGATGATGTTGCCCTTGTAAGTCAGGTCGCCGATGATGTCCTTCACGAGTTCAATCGGCTTCTCGTTGGGATGCAGGAGCTTCTGGGGTGGCACAGCTGGAAATGTCTTGACCCCAGATAGGACAGTGGGAGAGGTCATTGCTGGTGATCCCTTAGTAGCTATGACCCCAAGCTCGAAGTTCCTATCATACTCCCAAGGTCGAACTCCTCGTCGGGAGAGTGCATTTGTCTTGTTCCAGATCATGGGGTTCTTGGAGACCTTGAAGCCAAGCCTCTCCAGTTCTCCATTGGTGTGGACTAGCTTGCCGGTCGAGTGGTCCCGCACATCGGAGCCGCAGTAGTAGGCGTAGTCGTCCAGACCACAGAAGAAGAACAGGAACCCATCGTGTCTTAGCACCCTGTAGATCTCCTTGAAGACCGGCATCGTTCGCTGGTCCAGGGTCAAATCCTCCTGAAAGAACTTGATCCACGGTGGGTCAGTTATGCAGTGGTCGATGCTCTGCGCGGGAAACTTGGAGAGCACGGTCGCCGCATCTCCCAGATAGCACTGGTTGACCGCTAGGTCTTGGTTGACGAGGCCCGCTTCTTCTTCTGCCTCGAATCGTTGTGCAGCAATGCGGACAAGCCGGACAGCTGTCTTTTTATCTCTAATGTTACGGAGAGAAGGGTCAAGCTGGACCGCCCTAGCGAGCTGGAGGTCTTCTGCAATTGGTCCGAGAGAGATGCCAAGCTCACGAGCAGTGTCTCGGACTCCCCATCCAGTCTTTTCCGCGTCTTTTTTGGGCCTACCTGTAGGAGCCTCACCGTATTCTGACTGTCGAAACTTGTGAAGTGCCTCGATAAGGAGGGCCTCCTCCCACCACGGGAGATTGTGCCGCTTAAGGTTTTCATGTGTTTGGATGATCTTTCCCTGGATTTCGTCGACTTCGCGGACTTCGGCATCGATCTCCTTCCATTCCAGTTTAATCGCGGCCCGCAAACGCTTCTCCCCAGATACCAGGAAGTAACCCTCATCCCTCGGCCGCACAATGATGGGATGGGAGAGACCGAGTTCCTTGAGCGACGATGCGATGTTGTCTACGTCAGATACTAGCTCTGGTGACTCCTCTGAGGGTGAGTAAAAGATGCTCTCGATCGGTAGCTTCATTCTTTCCCTCTGCGAAAAATTGCCGGGAGGCTTGCGTCCCCCCGTTACGCGAGACATACCCTCACTCGTAACGACTCGCACCATTCCTCCCGGCAAACTTACCTAACTAGAACGGAATGTCGTCGTCATCCGTCGTTTCGTCCGCGACGTCGTCCTCGTCCGTGTCGTCCTCGGTCTCGTCCCTGACCACGGTTTCCGTAACGCCCGTGTCCTCGTCCTCACGGCGCTTCTGCACCGCTTCCTTGATGTCCTTGTCGGTCATTGCATTCTCCAGATGAAAAGTTGTGGGAGTTCCGTCATTTTACGTGCTTACCGCAGCTCCCAAGCATTCACACAACCTAATCAATTCACTTTTCTAGTGCCCCTCACTTTGATGTAGGGGACGCATGAATTAATTTCGGGGAGTCGAGGGGTCTACTTGAAGTCGCCGAAGCCACCGACCGGAGCGGCCTCAGTCACGCTGGATGAAGGTGCCCAGTCGTCGATCTGGTTGCGGGGCTTGTCGTTGCCCGTCTTGCCGCGCGAGGTGACGATGTGAACCATCACCCTCTTGCCCACCTGCATCTCGAAGTCGTAGTCGGGGTCCACGCCCTCCTCCTCCGAGACCTTGCCTCCCGTGGCCTTGATGAAGGGGATAGCCGACTGCGGGAACTTCTCCGAGAACCACGTCGGGATCGGGACGTCCGTTGCATCCCCATCCAGGCCGACAACGTCGATGCGCGTGTTCATCGACTCCTTGTCCGACGCGACTTCCTGACGGACTTCCTTGATCTCCGCCCCATACCAACCTGGACGGACGATCTTCTGCGCCTTCACGTCTTGCGGCGTAATGTTCATGCGAATTGCCATTTGTCTACTCCTGTCTGCACTTGCTTGTTGTATACGACGCCTTTATTCCATTATCCTCCAACTATTTACAAGGCTGGCCGCTCCCAATCGCTGCTCCACACCGCTTGCAGAATGAGCCGTTCATGTAGAACTCCCATTCATGTTTTATTTCCTCAGGTTTATCCTCCGGGAAATTTGGTGCGTCGCCTGGGAAGCGAACACGGTCAGCCTCGATGCACTCAGGGCAAATTGCGATAGCCCTGAATACGGTTTCGTCAGGAACCTCATTGCTGACCGATTTGTGGCAGATCCAGCAGATGAGTCTCAAGCAGTTACCTCCTCTGCCTTTCCCTGGAGCTTGACATTGTGCTCTGCACAATACTTCTGCAAAATCGGATACAGAGGCTTATTGGTAATGTCAATGCGTGGAGGCAGAGGGAGCGCAGTCTTTGCCATATCCTTACCGGTCGGTTGGGTAAGGACGAATCGCTGTGCAGGCTCATTCGGAGCACTAGGTGGCTCAACCCCGAATTGGTAGATTTCGTTGAAGTATATGGGAACCAGAGAGGGGGTCTTGGTTCCATAGGCTGCAATCGACCTCGCTTTCTTGAGAGTGCCACCCCCAACGTCTACGCTCTTGTCGACCGGGTGAGCAGTGAAGATGACGTTGCAGGGGAGAACCTTGGACACGTCGAGAATTTGCTGGACGACCGAAGTCTCTCCATTGAACTCGTCCCAGGAGGGGACTTGGATTCCGCTTGTAAGCTTCTTCCCTTTTCCCTCTTTGGACTTAATTCCGAGTTGAAAACCTACAGCCGTGGCAGTAAGAGCTGTGATAGAATCGACCACAACCGTCTCCCAAGGACACCGATCCTGGAGGTCTTCAAACTCTCGCGCGAAATCCATGAACGAGATACAACCGGGGAAGTTCGGGCCGGGTCGGATGGCTTCCATTCCAACGAGGTCATAGGTGATGTCCCTCCTATTGGGATAGAACAGCTTCAACGGCTGCATTCTCCCGTCGAAGTCGAAGAACTTAATGGGGCCGGGAAACGACCCTGCTGCGACAGTTTTCCCGTTCCCATTATCTGAGATTAAAAGGGCCATGATGCGCCCTCCTAGCTCGATATCGAATGTTGATGGCATCAGAGCTTGTCCATTTCCTCGCAAAAGACGTTCTTGACAGCATTCTTCCACTCATCGACACTAATCTCTCCTAGCGCCTTGAGTGAGTCCTCTGCAAACTCCAAAGTTCTCCCGATGACAGTGATGCCAATATTACGGAGGAGCACCGACCTCCGTAATTGTAGGTCTTTGATGTGAGCTGCAAGTTCAGGATGCATCAATCAACCCTCAGGAGATCGTCAAGGTTGTTTAGAATCTGTGTGATCTCTGCCTCGCCTTCGGTCTTTCTCCCCTTCGTGTTTGCCGGTCGGGTGCAGGTGACACAATGTGGCTTGCGCTGGTCGAGATTCTTCCGAGTCATCTCGAAGATGTTTTCGCAACGATGGCAGACGCACTGCCTACCGAGAACCATCTCGTTGACCAGATAGTGCCCGCAGTTGGTGAGGATGCACTTCCAGAGTGTGGAGGTCCCCTCCCGGTTGAAGGTTACTTTGATATACTTATGAACGTCGTGACCCCACTTCAGTGAGGTGGCGCTACGCCTCTGTCTCGCCAACGGCCTCCTCCTTCTTGTCTCGGGTGTGCGGCGACCACGGATCACCCTGATAGTATTGAGAGTTGAGCTTGAATTCGCGCACCTGTGGTATCGAGCAGCACACCTGTTGAAAGATGCACCCTGAATACTTGTCGCAGGACGTGAAGTTGGGCGGGAAGTAGTTCTGGTCGATGTAGCCGACAAGGACATGTGCCCAATAGATCGTCTGCTGAACCCATTCCCGAATCAGCTCCCGCTCGTATGAGATGAACTGACGCTGAAACCTTTCGGACGCCGGAATCGACTTCTGGAATCCGATCTTGTTGATGATGACCTGATTCATGTTGAGCGCCCAACAATAACCCATGAACTGGTTAGACAGCTTGTTGGGATTGGACCGACGAGATGCTGTCTTGTGGTCCACGATGTAGATACCGTGGGGTGAGGGATGCTCTACGATGGCGTCGATGATTCCCTCGTAGGCAATGGTGAGACCGGGCCTCGTTGGGGTGTCCGGCCTCTCGTAAATGACCTTGGAAAAGCTCTGCTCGACTTCGAGAACCTTCCAGCCGTCGCGCTGCCAATAGAGGACGTTCTCCTTGAATTGCTTAATGTCCTCCTCGGCAGTCGCGACAGAGAGTTGCATGGGGAGGTATTCCTTTCTCCCCTCTGCAATGGCACCAGCGATCAGGAGCGCATGATCCGCGTCCGTCGTGGTCATGCCCGCCTTCTTACCACGGAGGTAATAAGCGAGCATCTTATGCATCAAATCGCCCTTCT